ATTAAGTTCTACTTATATTTATACGATAAATTAAGTAGTAGTATCAGTCTCAAAGTATTGATATCTGAATGTACACTGGAATTCTTCCACAGCATTATTCGTATCATAAGCGACATCTATTGCTGATAAACTAGTCGGGAACATTCCTCGGAATGTATAAGACTTAATTTTAGCACCATTTCTATCTAGTTGATCTATAAAAGCGTCAACTTGATAATCAACGGGATTAGATAATCCTTCGTTATCACTCATATTATTCATACCATTCATCCATCTTTCTAAACCATTTCTGATTAAGAAGTCTGTATCGTTTAGTATGGTTATAGTCCAAGGTTCAAATTCTCTCTCACCTGAAATATACAGATTTCTTCCTCTGAAAGGTACTGCAACTTCTCCCACGGTAGAACCGGGAAGTTGAGCAGCCTTACATAAGAAAGCCATTTGTTGTGTTTCACCACCAACAACTGAATATCCAGGAAAAGGTAATGTCACCTTAAACTGATTGGCTCTTGCACCGCCTCCAGCAAGACGAGATTTAAAGTCATTTATATTAGGCATTGTATTCTCCTCCTTCTAGGTTAAGCACCTGCAACTTCAGAAAAGGACACGCCTGATCTTGTTGCAATAAAGTTTAATGTTATGAAGTTAATTGATCTGTTAGGTTTGATAAAGATATCAGCCCTAAACTCATTACGATCAATAACATCGCCAGTATTGTTTGTGTCATCACAGACTACTTTAAAGTCTGTTAAACCTCTACGACCTTGTACATCTCTTAGGAAAGGTTCTACGAGATTTCTAAATTGTGCTCTAGTGAATTCGTCATTGAACTCAAATAGTTGAAATTTAGAAGCAGTAGAAATTGCCTTCTCTAATACGATAAACAATCTTCGTACATTGATACGATCAAATGCACTTGGTTTTGCCAATGCAGTTTTATCGCCAAACAGTACAGTACCTTGACCAGGGAATGTTACCACTGGATTAACTCTTGCACGGTACAACTCATCTCTTTGAGATTTGTTAGGACTAAATGCAAGTTTAACAGCACCACGAATTTGACCTCTATTGAGTCCGCCTGGTGAGAACCATGCGTCTGCAACATTGTCAGTTCTAGCACATAAGCCAGCGATATCTCCGTTCAATGGAACATATCTGTAAACATCATTGTATTTGTCATATTGGTATTTGTGACCACTATCAATCGAAGCATAAGAAGTAGAAGAAAGAGCATCAGCAAATCCTTTTACTTTTACAGTTTGTACGATTGGGTCTTGTTGATCTACCGAAGCCTCTTTTGGAGGTGAGATAAATGCAACACAGTCTTTTCTGAATTCTGCAACATCAATAACAGCAGTAGCCTTGGTAACACCATTAGTATTTCCAGTAGTGTCTGAAGGTCCTGTTAACAATAAGTTAATGTCAACAGTTTCGCCATCTTTGAATTTATCATATGCAGTTTGAAGTTCACCGTTGGTTACAACAAAATCATCCGTACCACTTCCTAGTGAAGCGTTAAACAATGCAGTTGCAGTAGAACCAGCATTATCAAAAGCTTGTCCTTGTTTGGTACTACCTGCATTTGCAAGTGTAGTTTCGTGATCCATCCAATAAACATACTCTGATTGATTGTATAGTACATCAACATAGTAATTTGTTCCGCCTTGCTCAGTCTTAGCGTCAGAAGCTTGTGAAACTCCTTCGTATATTTCTAAGATTGAACCAGCAGTACCTGAAATACCTCCATCTTCGTCTGTAATAACGATATGTAATTCGTCATTTGATCCACCGTGATTAGAAACATCTGAACTTGTTCCTGGTGCACCGTCAACTAGATCGAAATGTTTCCAGTATCTTTTGATTTTTGCGTTATCCACGACAGCGTGTTTTAATCCTGTTCCGCCGCCTGGTGTTCTTCTTTTAATAGTTAAGTCATTTGAGCTTATTGCAGTAATCTCGTAATATTCTCCCGATGGTGCTCCTAAAGCAGCAGGAACGACACTTGCGTCACCAAATTCAAGCACATCACCAACTACAAATTCTGAACCAGTATCAACAGCAACCGTAGTAGCGCCGACAGCGATACCTGATCCGTTATTTACTAGTGAAGTAGCAGCAGATGAATAAGCGTTTGAATTTGAACACATAGATACTTGAATGGAATTACCCCAAGTACCAGCAGTTCTTGCAGCCCAAGATCCAACATTGGCAGAACCATTAGCATAAGTTTGCAAATAATGGTTTGTATTTTTTATTAGAATAGCAGTACCTGAAGCAACAGCATTAACCATGCCTGTTGTAGCTCTTACTATTCTCAAAGTGTTTGCGTACTGTAAGAAGTTAGCAGCTGTATAGAAATACTCAAAAGTACTTCCGTTTGGTTGACCAAACTGTTCTACTAATTCTTTTTCAGATGATACCGTGACGATTTCATCTACTGGACCTTTTTCAGATATAATAACCGTTGCCCCTATTGAAGTAGCGACAGCAGGTACTATATTTGTTAAGTCCGTTTCTTGTACGAGAACACCTGGTGATAATTGAAATGCCATAGTTTATTCTCCTAAGTTTTATTTTACCCTTACTTTTATTCAACCCTTGAAACTATTTATAAGTATCAATTACCTTACGATATTCACAGGTGACCAGATATCACCGTATTCGTCTGTTTCAGTTTCGTTCTCATTTATCCCGTCATCCATGAAACCAAATGGGGCCATATCTTGTTCTAACGCATTTTGTTGCTCAGCAAACAAAGCATTTCTCATATCATTGTCAGTTAACTCTTTAAAGTACGCCTGATTTGCAAGCCAAGAGAATATAACTAAACACATAACTAAATCGTCATTACACCCCTCTTCAGCCTCCCAAGATTTGCCTCTAGATATGAAAGTTGACAGTTCAGCAATCGTATCAAAGTCTTGTACTAGAAGTTTATCACCTTCTAGAAGAGATTTTAAGTTAGAACACCCCACTCTTTTTGCAGCCTTAGTCATTCTAAGACCTAGTGAAGAACCTCTACCACTAAATCCACCCCCTAGTATTTGACCTGATCTACCCTTTTGAGTACACATTAACATATTGTCATACTCACATTCAAATTGCATAGCGTCTGCCACTTGTTGACCTAAATCATTTGTTTCAATCAGTACATATGCGTAATTATATTTTCGACATATCGTATCTATTATGTTTGGAAAGACAACAGGTTTAATTTCATTACTTCTATACTTCGCAACTACTTTATAAGGCATTTGTGATACATCAAATATAACAAAAGCAGAATAGTCGTTGTTAGTACCTCTCGATACATCAACCGTACAAGCGTAAGTATGATTTTTTTGAGGCATTTCAAATACATCAATATCATTACTTCGTTGTGGGTCTACATGGGCTAGTGTTTTTAATTTTGTAGCATTGATAAGAGTATTAACTGAACCTAAGAATTCACATTCGAACTCGGTTTGAAATTGTTGTTCACTTGTATTCTTAATCGTCTCTTCTTTCCATTTTTCATCTCGACCAGGCACTTCTCGCCAAGATACTTCAATAGGAATGTATGTATTGTTTTTGTTTATAGCGTCAGTCCATATTTTGTAAAACATATTCATTCCGTGTGGTGTAGAAACCATCATAATCTTTGATGACTTACCAGAAGAAATTGTAGGATAAACTGAACTAAAAAATTCGTCAGCAATATTGTTAGGAATATATGCGAACTCATCTAAGAATATTATATTAAAAGATCCACCACGAATAGCAGATGATGATGTTGCAGCCGCAACAATCTTAGAACCATTTTCTAATTCTAAAGAACCTTTGTTCCAATTCATTACGCCTTGTTGCATCCATTTAGGTAGATGTTCGTATGCAAGTTGTAAACGACCTAATAGATCACGAGCAGTAGATGATTTGTTGGCAAGAATAGCAACATTTTTATTTTCATTAAATAGAACATAATGTAATAGATATGCAATAATGATTGTTGATTTACCAGACTGTCTTGGTAGTTTACAAATTGTAAATCTATTTTTGTGAAAAGTATCTACCATCTTCTCTTGAAACTTATACATTTTAAATGGTACAAGTCCTTTGTCAATGGTTACAATGTTTATAAAGTTAAGAATAAAGTACTTTGGACTTTCAATACATTTCTGCAATTCAACAATTTGCTCTTCAGTAAATTCTGAAGTAGTAAATGCTTTCTTTAAATTAGGATTGCCGAGATACTGTTCTCTTGATTTAAGATTTTCCATCTTTACTGTTTTTCTTTAGAAGTTTTTGTAATTCATTTGTAGAACCAATGTATAATGCATTGGTTACATTCTTAGGACCATGGTCAGGCACTTCTTTTAATCTTCTAAGATTTTGTTGTAGTCTTAGTAAATCTTGAGATACTTGACTTACTGTTTGAATTAACTGACCTGCAACTTCATATGTTCTAGGGTGTTCACTTTCTTTTGCAAGTGATAAGATACCATCTACAGCTTCATTACCTTTTTCAATTAACTTGTAAAGGTTTGCTCTGCCGTGTTCAAAGTCATCTTGAGGATCATTTGATTCTGGCATTACAGCGATCTCTTGTTTTTTTATGGGGGCTGGTGCTAGAATTTGCTCAGCGGTTACTTCTAAAATT